AATGTCGATACTGCTAGTTTCGATGTTAAAAATCGTATATTGCGTATTCCTACTATGAAGGACTTAGACGCAAAAACTCTAGACTTGTTTGTTGGTCATGAAGTTGCCCATGCTCTCTATACACCTCTTGACGGTATGGAGAACTTACCAATCAAGACACAAAATTTTCATTCAATTGTGAATGTCGTAGAAGATGCCCGTATTGAGCGTCTTATTCAAAAGAAGTATCCTGGTCTAAAGAAACCTTTCTATCAGGCATACGGTCAGTTACAAGAAAAAGATTTCTTTGGTACTTCAAAAGTTCCTGTCACTGATATGCTTTTGATTGACCGTCTCAATCTGAAAGCAAAACTCGGTACTCAAATTGATTTGACATTTAATGATGTTGAGCAAAAGTTTTTCGATAGAGCAATGACTACTCAGACTTTCGAAGAAGTGATTGAACTATCTAAAGAGTTGTTTGAGTATTGTGAAAAAGAATTAGAAGAAAAACAGAAGAACCAAGAAGATACTTCTGCTTACAATATGCCAGTTCAGTCTGAACAAGGTCAAAATGATGAACAGTCTGAAGGTGATGCTCAAGAAGGCGTTGGCAACGGCATGAATGCTGTTACTGGTACTCCTGATGAGCAATCAGAAGAAGAAGGTAAGTCTGCTTCAACACCAGAAGAAGAAGGTGATGATGGCGAAGACAAGACCGAGACTAAAGCACCTGCTCCAGCAAAAGAAGGTATGGATGGTAAAGCAGAAAATACTGACGGTACTGCTCCTGGTGTCAAGTCTATCACTGACCAAGCATCTCAGAAAAGCACTAAGAAGTTAGTAGAGACTAATGAAGATTTGATTCCTAAGTATTATGACATTCCGAAGACTATCAACTTCGAAAAGATTGTAGTTCCTTTTTCAGAAATTAGAAAAGAATTACTTGAGTACTGGACTGTCAGTGACATTCAAGAGAAACTCACTAAGAACGCAAAAGAATTCAAAAAGAAAAATGAGAAAGTGATTGCTTATCTTCATAAAGAATTTGAAATGAAGAAAGCGGCAGATATCTATGCCAGAGCAAATACTACTAAGACTGGTGTTATCAATTCAAATCTGCTTTACTCATACAAGTACAATGAAGATATCTTCATGAAAAAGACTAATCTTCCGAATGGTAAGAACCATGGTATGATGTTCTTTATTGACTGGTCTGGTTCTATGTCAGATAATATGAAAGGTACTATGGAGCAGTTGCTATGTCTCGCATTGTTCTGTAAAAAAGCACAAATACCTTTCGCCGCTTATGCATTCTCTTCTGAATATGCCAAGCGTCATTCAACAGTGCATACACCTTTAGAAGATTTACAATCAACTAATCTGAATGAGTTTAATGTTAAAGGCGTGAGTATGCTAGAACTGTTTGGTCCAAAAATGACTACAGTGCAGTTCAATCAAGCAGTTGAGGTTTGTGTAGCACTATCTCACATGTGGTCAAGAAAGTATGGGTATGGTGACTTTGCTTACATGGGTCTGCCTCGTAAATACTACCTTGGTGGTACTCCACTTGATGCCGCAGTTATCGTTGCTCATAAGATGGTTGAAAAGTTTCAAAAGACAACTGGCGCCCAAGTCATGAACGTATGTTTCTTGACAGACGGTTCAAGTCACAAACCTAATGGTGTTATCGGGTATGACAAAAAATACAATGGTGAAGAGTATTACTCAACTGAAGCAGATATCAGCACCAGAGGTGTTTTCTACATCCGTGACAAGTCTAAGAATGTGACTATCAAAAGTCAGTCAAGTGATTACCACAGTGGTGATTTGACAAAAGCATTATACATGTCTCTTAAAGCAAGCACCGGGTTCAATACTATGGGGTTCTTCCTTGCGAGTGGTCGTTCAGATGTTCAGTATGCATTCAACAAGTATATTGAAACACCAGGTTCTTCTGTCGCCAGTGCTTATGTACAACTTGAGAACTGGAAGAAACAATTCAATAAAGAAAAGAGTGCGGTGTCAAAAATCAGCGGTCTTGATGAACTGTATATTCTCAAAGGTGGTAAGACACTTGAGGTAGATGATGAAGGTCTTGATGTTGAAGTTGGTGCTTCGAAGCAAAAACTGACTACAGCATTCAAGAAAGCGGCAAAAGGTAAGTTGCAAAACAGAACAATCTTGAGCAAATTTATCGAAAAAATTGCCGCATAAACGAAAAAAAGTGCTTGACAATACTTGTTTTCGTATGTTATAGTGAAACGTAAGATGAAAAAAGAAAGGTATATATTATGAATAAGCGTGATACTTTCCTGAATGCCGCAACAGCAATGTTCCCGAAACAGACTGAATTCAGTCGTGCAGAACTTGTCGAAGTTGCGAATTCAGTGGGCATGAAATATGCTCCCTCATGGATTGTAAAATCTGATGAGTTCAAACTTGGCAATGGTCTATATTCGTTGTTTGCGAATTCAAACCTTGCTCCAGTACAGCAACAAGAAGTTGCTGAAGTAGTAGAACTGCCGAAGAAGAAGTTGGCAGTCTTAGACAGTACGGTGACAAATTTGATACCAAGTGTGTATGACAACTATGTACCGTTCGGTCAGTTCAGTGATGTAAAGAACATTATCAAGTCGAAGATGTTCTATCCTGTATTCATCACTGGTCTGTCAGGTAACGGTAAGACCATGATGGTTGAACAGATTTGCGCCCAACTGAAGCGTGAGTTTTTCCGTGTGAACATCACCATCGAAACTGATGAAGATGATTTGCTCGGTGGTTATCGTCTTGTTGATGGCGAGACTGTCTTTTTCGATGGTCCAGTTATTCAAGCAATGAAGCAAGGCGGTGTCCTGCTTCTTGATGAAATTGACCTTGCGTCAAACAAGATTATGTGTTTGCAACCAATCCTCGAAGGTAAAGGTATTCTACTGAAGAAAATCAATCAGTATGTACAACCTGCTCCTGGTTTTCAGATTGTTGCTACTGCAAACACTAAAGGTAAAGGTTCTGATGACGGTCGTTTCATCGGTACCAATATTCTCAACGAAGCGTTCCTTGAGCGTTTCCCAATCTGTATCGAACAGGATTATCCTGCTGTTACAGTAGAGAAAAAAATCATCAATAAAGAGTTGACCTCTGTTGGTAAACCAGATGATGATTTTGCTGATAAACTGACCAAGTGGGCAGATATTATCAGAAAGACTTTCCTCGATGGTGGTATCGATGAGATTATCGCTACGAGGCGTCTAGTTCACATTGTCAAAGCATATGCCGTGTTCGGTGATAGAATGAAGGCGATACAAATGTGTATCAATCGTTTTGATGATGAGACCAAGTCTGCATTCATCGACCTTTATACGAAAGTCGATGAACAGGCAGTCGAGACTGATTTCGGTGAAAGTGTTACTGAACCCGAAACAAGTGTTGACAAAACACCGTTCTAAGATTATATTAGAACAATGATAGAGGTCGCATAGGGCGACCTCGCTTTTAACAATGTTAAGGAGTGAAAACATTATGCGTAAAGCAACTTCCGTTAAGTCAAAGATTTTGACTGCCCTTTCAACAGGTGAGACATTCACCACAAAGCAACTTGCTCGTAAAGCAAAGACTTCAACAGTTAATGTTTCAAGGCGAGTTTATGACCTGCGTAGCGAAGGTTACATGGTCTATGCAAACCCTGTGAAAAAGGGTAACGGTGTATCGTATCGTATCGGTACTCCAACTAAGGCGATTATTGCCGCTGGTATTCAAGCAGTAAACGCCTAGGTGGTGTGGGGCGAGGTGGTTCATCTTACAGTCACCTTTCTCTCCACCTCGCCCCTACTTTTACCTTGACAATATGAGATATTATGAGTAAGATTGATTATAAATTTAATGAAGCAGAACTGATTAAAGAGTTCAAAGATTATATCGATAGTACCTATACTGGTCACTATTCGAAAGACAAGTTTCAAGCGACCGAGTTTATTATAGACGGCGGTCATGGCACAGGTTTCTGTATCGGTAACGTACTAAAGTATGCACAACGATACGGCAAGAAGGGTATGGCGAGTGATGCCCGAAAAGATTTGATGAAGGTCTTACACTACGCACTAATACAATTGTATATACATGATGAGGATTTGTAATGAAAATATCTAAACAAACATTTGACGTTCTAAAGAACTTCAGTGAGATTAATGAGAACCTGCTCATCAAACCAGGTAACAAACTGCAGACTATTTCAGTGATGAAAAATGTTCTAGCAGAAGCGACCGTAGAAGAGACATTCGATAAAGAGTTTGCTATCTATGATTTGAACTCTCTATTAAGTGTATTGTCACTATATGAAAGTCCAGATGTCACACTCGGTGACGATTTCTTGACTGTATCGCAAGGTAAGTCAAGTTCTAAGTTTTGGTATGCTGACCCTAGTCTTGTAGTGTCACCTACTAAAGCAATCACTATGCCGAGTGCTGAAGTGAAAGTTCGTATCACGCAATCAAACTATACTGATTTGCTTAAAGCATCGAACATCATGCAATTGCCTGATGTTGGTTTAGTATCAGATGGTGATACGATTAATCTAATTGCAACTGATAAGAAGAACCAAACTTCAAATCAGTTCAATGTTGAAGTAGCAGAGGGTAACGGTACTAAGTTCAACTTCTACTTCAAGCGTGAGAACTTGCGTATGATTCCCGGCGAGTATGACCTGATTATTTCTCAGAAGAATATTTCGCATTGGATTAATGCTAACAAGAATTTGCAATATTGGGTTGCTCTTGAAACTGATAGCAAATACGAAGGTTAACACAAGGATATATGATGGATATTAAAAGTGACGAATTTCTGTGGGTTGAAAAATATCGACCTCAGAAAGTTCAAGATGCTATACTGCCAAAGCATCTAGAACAAACCTTTCTACAGTTTGTAGAAAGCGGCGAGATACCTAATCTACTACTCTGTGGTGGCGCCGGCATCGGCAAGACTACTGTAGCAAAAGCACTTTGCGAACAGATGGGTTACGATTGGATTATTCTCAACGGTTCAAGTGAGGGTGATATCGACACCTTACGAACTAAGATAGTAAACTTTGCTAGTACTGTGTCCTTCAGTGGCAAAGGTAAAGTTGTCATTTATGATGAGGCAGACTATTTGACAGCGGTGACGCAACCTGCTTTGCGTAACTTTATCGAAGAGTTTAGTAAGAATTGTCGTTTCATCTTCACTTGTAATTATGAGAACAAGATTATTCCAGCATTGCATAGTCGATGTTCAGTAATCAAGTTCAACATACCAAAAGATGAGAGACCTCAACTGGCAGGTAGTTTCTTCAATCGCATTCAACAAATCTTAGATGCTGAAAATATTCAGTATGACAAAGGTTCAGTTGCAAGTGTAGTTGAGAAACACTTTCCTGACTTCAGACGTACTCTCAATGAACTACAAAAAATCTCTATCAGTGGTGCTATCAATAAAGATACTATTGGTAACACTGGTGATGTAGCAATCAAAACTGTTATTGATTTCTGCAAAAATAAAGACTTTCAAAAAATGCGAAAGTGGGTTGCAGATACTATTCATACAACAGATGCACAAGATGTATATAGAACTGTTTATGACACTATGAATGAGCATATTCAAGCACCGAGTATACCTCTTGTAGTACTCAAGATTGCAGACTATCAGTATAAGAATGTTCATGTTGCTGACCAAGAAGTAAACATGGTTGCATTCTTTACTGAAGTTATGGTTGATTGTGAGTTCAAGTAATGCCGATACCTTATTTACATCATGAATTATTTGAACTAAATGATGGTCTTCTATGTAAGAAGCATATGATAGAAGGTATCGGTCCTGTTGTTGTGATTGACCAAACTTACAAATATCCAAGTGATATTAAACTTATGCTAGACCAATCGTGGGTACCGTCTTTTCACTATGGCAAGCACAGTCCTAATTATAAAGATTATTATGACTGCCGACATAGTATTCAAGTTAGCACAACTCATCATCCGAAAGAAAATGAGGTTCAACTTCTAATCAGAGATATGGCGAAGAACTATCTTGGGTATGAGTGTATTGATGAAGAACTTGATTATATGTTCAATTGTTTTAAGTGGGTGTGTCCACCAATAGATAATAACATTCAATCACTACCACATATAGATAGTAAAGGTAAATCTAATATCGCATCTGTAACTTATTTTAATGATAATGAAAACCACGGCACTGCATTTTATTCTTATTGTGATGCAAACTGGAGTGAAGTGTTGGATATTCGATGTGATATATCAAAGAATGCAGAACTAGTTGAAGTGATTACAGGCAAGAAGAATAGAACTATCATTTACCCTAGTTGGTACTGGCATGGTGCATATATGGAAGACCACAGTGAATGGGTCGAAAACTGGAGATACAGTCAAGTATACTTCAATAGAGTGAAACCAGAGTTTAAGTTATGACAACGCCATTTGATTATGTAAAAGCAATATCAACAACAAAAGAGAATATGATTGTTGATGATTTGACAGAAAGAGAATACAATCCATTCATCGTTAATCGTGCTTTGAGTATGGGTATTGATACTGTACTACAAGCAAACGAGATGAACCAGAGACACCACCTTAGTAAGAAGTTACAATTCGACTTTTTACTAAATAGTATAAGTAAGCGAAAGCGATTTGATAAATGGCAGAAGGCGGATAAGAGTGAAGACTTAGATTATGTTAAAGCATACTACAACTACTCATATCCTAAAGCAGTCTCCGCTTTATCAGTTCTTTCCCCTACTCAAATTGAAACTATAAAGAAAAAGATAGATAATAAAGGTGGAGTAAAATGAATGAGTGGTCAATTGAAAATATGGTCGAGGTACAACTATCTCAACCTGATGACTTTCTAAAAATTAGAGAGACACTTTCACGCATGGGTATTGCGTCAAAGAAAGACAGAAAATTATATCAGTCTTGTCATATCTTGCATAAGCAAGGTAGGTACTTTATTGTACACTTCAAAGAATTATTTGGACTAGATGGCAAGCAAACAAACTTTTCAACAGAAGATGAACAGCGTAGAAATACGATTGTAAAACTGTTGAATGATTGGGGACTAGTAACTGTTGTGAATGAAGCAAAGATTACACAACAAGCACCGTTGTCTCAAATCAAAGTAATCGCTTTCAAAGAGAAAAGCGAATGGGTTTTAGAAACAAAATATAACATAGGAAAGAAGCGAGTTGATGCGTAAAGTAGTTTATGATAATTGGAATATGATTATGAATGCAGATGTTAATCCATTGCGACATATTCCAGATACAAATGTGAGACATATGGTACTTCAAGTCCTAGCATGGATGTGGTGTATTGTATTCAGCATGTACGTTGGTAGTTTTTGGGTAATGGGTGCAAGCATGATTGCTCATGCTATTGTACTAGGTGCGATTGTAGTAACAGTTGCAACTTTCGAAACTGCTAAACAGAACCCGAACTTCTTCAATAAGTTTCCGACATCGACACCAAGTCGTAGTAGACAATATATGTGGGTGAACGGACAAAAGGTAAAATTAGACGCACACGATAAGGGTGGCGAACACGAATAATTTTGCCATATTGATACTTGTATTATGAAAAATAATGACTATATAATATGTATGAATACGCCTGGTATGGGTATTCATTTAACTAGTCTTGCTTAACAAGGAGGCACAAAATGACTAATCTAACTAACCTTAGAAATGCTCTTCAGCATTTCGACACAAACCTTTTAACTCCATATGCAGTTGGTTTCGACCGACACTTTGATAGACTGTGGGATTATGCGGCACATCAAGCAGAGTCCACAGGGTATCCACCTTACAACATTCAGAGAACAGAAGATTATAAGTATGAAATCGAAATGGCACTTGCTGGTTTCGATAAGAAAGACCTTGATATCGAGTTCGCTGAAGGTGTTCTTACTGTAAAATCAGTGAAGGATAAAGAGAAAGGTGCAACTGATGAGCATACTATCTATAAAGGTATCTCACAAAGAAACTTTACTAGAAAGTTTACTCTTGCAGATGAAGTTGTAGTCAACTCTGCTAAAATGGAGAATGGTATGCTAAAGATTGAACTTGAGCGTATCGTTCCTGAAGAAAAGAAACCTCATAAAATTAAGGTTCAGTAATAAAGTGTCCTGGGTACAGACGGTAAACTGCCCATTTATTAGGAGTATATAATGAGTGAAAAACCGGTAAGAGATAAGTTAGAAAAGATGAACGTATCTAAAAACCATATAGAAGATGAAATTGCAAAATATCAAGTCGAACTTGAAAAGCGCAAACAAGGTATCACTAACGCACACAATACAAAAGTTCAACTAGAAGCAGAAGCGAATTCAATTCTCGGTTCTATTTCAGCATTGCGTAAACTTTTGATTGAAGAAGAGGAAGTAAATGATGAGTGATGTGACAGTAATTAAAATGATTAACGGTGAGCAAATCATCGGCAAAGTGAAATCAGAAGATGCAGAAACAGTGCAAGTTGAAAAACCTGTTATTGTTATGCTATCACCAAAAGCAGATGGTACTGGTGTTCAAGTTCAAATGGGTCCGTGGGATACATTTACTGATAAACCTATTGCTATCAATAAGCAAAGCATTATGTATGTTGCTGAACCAAACACAGAATTGTTAAACAGTTATAACACAAACTTTGGCAGTGGACTTGTTATGCCAAATAAAAAAATTGACACAAGCAAATTTCTAAAGGGGTAAAAGACCTCTTTCACTATTGACAAAACACTATCTATTATGATAGTGTTATACTTTAATTATGAGGTAATATATTGAAGTTCTACACAAATGTTCAGCAATGGGGCAACAACATTTTAGTAAGAGGTGTAGGTAATGACGGTCAGCGTATCATGCAAAGATACAAAGACTTCTCACCTACGCTATACTTGAAATCACAGAAACCTACAAAGTACAAAACTATTGAAGGTGAGTATGTTGACGAATTCAAACCCGGTGGTGTGAAAGAGGCGAGAGAGTTTCTTGACCAGTATCGTGATGTAGAGAACTTCAAGATTTACGGTCAAACACAATATCTCTATCAGTGGATATCTGACAACTTTGTTGATAGAGATGAGATTGAGTTTGATACAAGTCAAATATCTATTCTGTCACTTGA